ACAGTCATCATTTTAAATCCAGTATCTTTATCTTCTTCAGGATGCCATAAGAAATAGACTTTTAAATCTTTTCTTGTATTTCTTGCAGCTTCTAAAACCTTAGAAATGTTAACACCTAAATCAGCAAATTTACCAAATCCTGCTTCTTTTGCTCTACGCATAAACTCAAATGCCATAATGTATTGAGCATCATCAATAATAATATCTGTAACATTTTTCATATTATCAGAAATATTCTTAATAGACTTCGCAATAACATCAGCATCTGAAGTTTCTATATAATTACCTCCATCTTTTGGATGACCATTATATACCTTAGTCCAACCTCTAAAAGGTAAATCTTTACCTCCAACATTGATTAGAACTGTTGTTTTAGGGTTTAAGCCCTTAATTCCTAGTTCTGGAATACTTCCATATGAAGTACTTTTACCTGAACCACTTTTTCCTACAATCGCTATACTTGACAATTGTTATTATTTTACTTATTTTCAATAAACTATTAGTGTGTATTATAGTTTAACTTTAAGAGTATTTATCATACAACTTAGGGTTGCTTTTGAATTCCTCTGCTAAAGGTAATTCTTCAAAATAATTACTTGCTCCATTAAAATACATGTGTACATAAGTATTAGCTAAACCATAGTGTCTATCTTTTAAGAATATTAGACTTCTATATCTGTCTTTCATTTTACTTATATCATAACCTCTATACATGGTTATCTTATATCTTGCTGGTGCAAATAAACCTAATACTAAGTCACAATCTCTTTGAGTTTCTTTGTTATTAGCTAAACCATTTAAACTTGGCTCTAATTTTTGTTCAACTGTTTCACCTTTATAAAATTCCATCTTTTCTGTTTCAGCAGCTTGTTGATGAACATTTATAACTGTGCAATTAAATCTTTTACAAAAACCTTTTAAACAATATTCTTTAGAATAATGACCTATAGTTTGATGTTCTCCTGAACCATTTTCAGGTGTTAATAAACTAATGTGGTCAGTAATTACAAAATAATGTGTATCTGTAAGATGTTTATAACCTGTAATTATTTTATCTTTACCTTCATTAATAGTTTCATATGTATATTCACCAACTTTGTCTTTTTTACTTTCAAAGTAATCACGGACATGTTTATATATTCCAAAAGGATTGTGAGTATAATCAATTACTTCTACAAATTCAGATAATTCTGTTACAAATTGTTCACATTCACGAACTTTTTTAAGATGTTCTTCAGAAATTGTAAATTTACCAAGTGATTTTAGCTGTGCTGTTGATAGTTCTATATGAAATTTTTCATATAGCATTGTACTAACAAATGACAACCAAAATTCATCAGCAGTTTCTTCTAATGCAAAGTACCAAAGTTTAACTTTTGTACTAGGATTTTGTTTAATAAACGTATAAATAGATGTTATACAGAAAAATTTAATAAATTTAGTTTTCCCGATACCCGAAGCAGCCGTCAATTCTATAAGTTTGCCCTTCTCAAACCCTGGAAATGTTTCAGCTAATCTTGGAAATGGTGGATGTATTGATAATTGTTTACCAGATTCTTTAAGCTCTTTATTTTGCTTAATTTTCTCATAAATTCTATCAAACATCTGTACTAAAAATATCTACTCTTTCAATATCATCATCTTTCATAATTTCTTCTAATGCTAGAAACTCTTTATTATTTAACCATGTAGATGAAGCTTTCATAAATTTAAAATCTGAAAATTGCTTATTTAATCCTGAAGCAGAATTATGTTCACGCATATTTATTTCATAATTTAAAGCCTTCATTATATCTTCATGTTTATAATCTTCAAGAAGTTTTCTATACATCTTCTTACATTTATCTAATTCTGTTTTCAATACACGACTTCTGGGAAAGTGCATATATTTATCAGAACTAGGAAATAGATCCCAGAATTCTTGAAATTTCTCTTCAAAAGAAGTAGGTTTAAAATCCACTTCTAGTTTTTTAAAATTCTCAAATTCTTCTTTTAATGTGGTTATTACTTCTTCACCTTTATCTGTCACATAAAGATTATATAAAATTTCATAACCAATATCTTCTTCATATAGACCTAAATAGCCTCTTCTTAGAAGATTTTGTAATAACAAACTTCTCTGTTTCTCTATTTTTAAGAATTCCTCCAGAAATGAATACTCCTTTTGGTAAATTCCTTCTAATATCAACACCTGATCTGCTGTTATAGTGTGTTTTTCTATTACTGTTTGCAGTAATATTTTCAATATCATTTATTTCATTCAATAACTCTTTTTCAAAATACTCTCTCTCTAGTTTTAAATAATATTGTTCTTTATGAATGTCTCTGTCTAACCAACTCATCTATTTTCTTTTGAATACCTGTTAATTCAATTTCACAAATTCTTTCTAAATCTCTACTTCTAGCATTTTTTATACTATGTTGAACTCTACCTCTTTCGTTATGTAATTCAACTAATTGTTGAAGAATTTCTTCTGAATTTAATTTTTCTGGTTCTTTATTATCTGAAACTTTAAATTCAAGGTCAAAAGTTTTAATTTGAAGATTTTTTAGACCTTTTCTTCTTTTCATTTTATATTTTTAAAACATAATTTAATATTAAAATAAACTTAACTGTGTTTTTTCAATTTCTTTAATAATCTTATTACATTCCCGCATATAAAAATTATAATTGATATTGTAATCATCTTTTTCGATAAAATCATTAAATATTGTTACTTGATAACCTTTATTGATTACTTCATTTGTACCTTTGTTATAATACTTATAGAATGTACAACCTTTGTTTGATATATAATATCTTACATTCTTCTGTTGTTTTTCAGCCTTAGCTTCATTTTCTTGAAGAAAATGTACCATTCCATAAGAGTCTTTCGTAAATTTCTGCCTGCCACAAAAATCATATATGTTTGTATGGTTTTTAATTGTTTGTTCTATAGAGATACCTTTTGTGAAATATTCTGAAATAGCTAAAGGAATAATCCTAAAACTATTATCTTTGTGGTATGCTGGTTCGCTACCTACAACTTTATCTACTTCAAAAGCACCTTTATATTTTACTTTACCTTTAACATCTACTGCTAAATAATTGTTGCTTTTCTGTAATCTCTTATTTCTAAGAGTGTAGGACTATATCTTCATTAACTTTTAATTTTTGTATTCTATAACCTTTAAATATAATTTCATTAATTTTCTTCTTTTTAAATGTTGCTAAACAATTGTGTAAACCTAAATTTTTAAGGTCTTTATAACTAACTATTGTTGTAATATCATCTTTTGTAAGATAATATTTATATTTAGTTAGTATCTTACTTAATAACAATGATTGATTAATTTTCCTTTCATTATTATTTTTCCAATTATTTGCTAATTTTTGTCCATGATTTTTTCTAATACCAGAAGACCATTCTTTTTTAAGTCTTCTTGATATTTTTTCTCTCGTTTCATCATGAACAATCATATTTGTTGAAGAATCTTTTCTTAAATTATATCCTAGTTCTCTATTAGTAGTGTTATATTTATCAATAAAGAAAAGCTCTCTTTCTTTTAAATAGTGTTCATCTAATAAAGTTTTTTCTAAAATTATATATTCAAAATTCTCTAAAGAATATTTTTTAATTGCATTCAATAAATGAGGATTTTCGTTAAAGTTTCTATGCTCATACTTTATATCACTCAAATGTTGATGTAATCTTTTGTAAATATTTTTAGCTTTACCAATATATAATTTATTATTAGTTATATTTCTAATTGCGTATATTCCTGGAAAGGAATGTTCTATTTTTATCTTCATAAATACAAAGATACAAAATAATTATTAACTATGCAACTATTTTATGTTAAAAATTGTTAATGCCTTCCGCTTCGAGTTAAATTAATTAACTCTACTCTACTCCATTCACCTGTTGGTGTGTTTCGATAGTCTCTGAACCTTCTATAAATTTATTTATAGCTTGGCTGCTGATTGGCTTATTAAATTAACCATCATAAACTGTCATTTTATGACCACATTTACAACTAGCTATGCATTCATAATGACCGTAAGAAATACTAAATAAAGTATTATAACACTTTGGGCACATTATTTCAGGTTTACCCTTACTACTGTCTACAATTTCTAATCTTTTATAAAAATCACAATATTTATAAACTTCATCTTTAATTGTTATTCTTTCTTTATCTTTCATTATGTTTTTATTTTTTATAATTTAACTTAGCTTTCCAGCAATTCAAAAGGTTAAGACGCCAATATTTTTATAAACGTCTCTGATTACCATTTTAGAATATTCAACATATTCTAAATTAAGTTTAGTTTGATATTCCCATAATCTACATAAAGCATAATAAGCACTAACAAACTCTCTTGGAATTTTAACAGTAATACCATCAGTGTTAATTTGTAAAACTTGCATCTTAGTTCCAAAAGCATTAACTAATGTTTCAGCTAACATTGTTAATAAAAGCTGACCATTAAGAGTAATTTGCATTGTAAACTTAGGGTCATATAAGAAACTGTTAATATCATTAGATTTACCATATACACTATTTGCTGCAAGTTTAAAACCATCACTTAAAACCATATTTCCAGCCTTTTTAGCCTTCATTCTAAGGTCAATAATACTCTTATATACTTCAACAAAATCATGTCCTAAATGCTCTATAAAGAAGTTATTTTGAATAGCTAAATTAGGATATAGAGAACCTACATCAGCATCTATAATAATATAATCATCATTTGATTCATATACTCCAGATTCTATACAACCATGAATACCACCAGTACCATAATCATATTTAAATCCTTCATATACAACTGATTTAGCAATAGCACCTTTAGTTTCAGTAATTGTTTGTTTCTTAAAATAATCAAGTAACTCGTTGAATTCTTTACTTTCAAACTTTATATAATCTAATATACATTCTTTAAAATTAATACTTTTTCTATAAGTTCTTTTTTTTTTAACTTCCCAAACATCTCTTTCAGTCTTATCACAATATAATTTAAGAATTAATTGTTCACCAATTTTAGAATCACTCCAATTCATACATGGAATGTTATATTCTTGATTTAATGATTTTCTTAAATTAATTTTAGCTAAAGATTTCTTATAAAACTCAAATGTAGCTAATACATCATTCATATTATATTCAAGAATACCAGGTATTTCATCTAATGTAATATCATCTCTAGTATGATCTATAGGCATTTCCATTACATTAGGATAATTCATAGATATTTCTAATGCTTTTAAACCAGTGCTTCTAGCTTTATTGTTGTAATGCCATATTTTGAATAAATCTAATTGTGGTATTAATACTTCCTTATAAGGAATAGCTACAATACTATTAAATTCTGGTTTATTTTGCTCTTCTATGATTCTTTGAGCTTCTTGATAAATTAAATGTATAAAATCAATTCTATCTTGTTCAGAATTATAATTATAAGTTCCCCAATGATTTTTTAAAATCCAATGAATAATAGGATAATCAAAATTTAAATTATTAAACCCAATCTGTCCTTTACATTCTTTTAAATGCTCTATTAAACAATCAAATTGATAACTAAAAAATTTATTATCCTTGTGTAATACAAATTTTACTTTTTCTAAAGTATCTACATTTATAGCAGAATATGTAAAACAAGATTTTAATGTTTCAATATCATAAACCCATAGGTTTCTATTTACCAATTATTCTTTTTCGTTAGTAAATTTTCAATATAATAAGGAGTTCTACCTATTCTTACTTGAACTTTGTTTTTTTGTTTAGTTCTATACCGTGGCATAAATACTGTTTGATCTGTATCATCACAAAACATACTAGATGCTGTATTACAAGTTTCATTAAATACATCTTTAAATGATGTATTAGGATGATAATATAATACTGTTCTATATATATCTCTTAATCCTCTAGATCTATTACTACCACATTGAGCTGTTTTATCACTGTTTAAATAAGTAGGAGTTCCACCAACTAATAATCTAATAGTTTCTTTGTAATTTTTAGGAGTTTGAATCCTAAATTTTAAAGGTTTTAGTTTTCTTATTTCTTTTTCTAATTCTTCAAAAGATTTCTTCTCCATCTATTTCTATAAATTTATCTATAAATGTATAATCCTCTTCTTCAATATCTTCTTGTGTAGTAGAAGGTATTAAACCAACACTTTGAATGTATCTTATAGGAAATGTTTTTTGATAACCTTTTCTATAATAACAATCTTCTATAAACTCACATAACCAGTGTTGTGTACCATATGTGATTTGTTCTTCTTTAGTCATGTCTTCAAGGATAAAAGAAAGCCCATCCCTTGTTAAAGAAATGAGCTTTACTTTACCTAAAACTTCTGTTTCAGTTTGATAATCCTTGAAAAGAACTACTTCATCTCCTGTATTCATTATTTACCTGTTGAGCCAAATCCACCATCTGCTCTCTCTGTAGTAGACAAATCATCTACTTCTTCAAAAGTAATATCAGGTATTGGCATTATAACTAATTGTGCTACTCTTTCTCCAGCTTTATAAGGTTCTTGATCTGATACTGCTGTACTATACATTCGTAGTTTAATAGGTCCCGTGTAATCACTGTCCAAAATGCCCACGGAGTTCCCAAGAGATAATCCTTTGTTTGTAATAGAACTTCTTGGAAATAAATATCCTACAAATCCTTTAGGAATTTGTACAGCAAGTCCTGTGTCATATTCAATATAAGATATTAAACCATGACTTTCAACTTCATTTACACTTACAGCTACTAGGTCAAAGCCTGCAGCCCCTGTACTACCTTGTTTTGGTAGTACAGCTTTGTCTGATAATCTTTTAATTTTTACATTCATATTTACTATTTAATTGGGCAAGCCCCTGTATCACAATCAACTATTTCAAAGTCTTTTTCATTAATGTTTACAGATGTAATAGGTTCAATATCTTTAATCATAAGTTCATATAATTCTTTAGATATTGTTTCATAAGGTGCTTGTTTAAAACCATGATCATTATACAATAAGAAAGATAAAGTTTTAAAATTATCTGAATAATTTTCAGCTAAATATTTTTTAATATCTTCTAAATCTTCTTTTCTATAATAAACAGTTACACTAACACTATTATCACTCCATTCAGTCTGTAGTCTTTTAACTACTTCTAATTGATCTTTCCAGCTAAAATTAGCTGCTATTGGTGTTCCTGAAGGAACTTTACAAGGAAAACTAACAACCATAGTTGATTTATCTTCTGTACCATCAAAATTAATTTGATATTCCATTGGATAACCATGCTTTTTACATGTTTCAATTAAGGAAGAATTACTTGCAATTCTGATTCTACGTATAAAATAAGGTCCTGCTGGATTAGGATGTCCTCCTGGTGTTACACCTGGTAACAAACTTAATGTACCAGATGGTTTCATAGTTGTAAGTTTAATACTTACAGGAAATCCATGTTCTTTTGAATATTCTTTATCATATTCTCTTAACCATTCATAAGCTTTAGATAACCAACTTCTTTGTTCATCATTAGCCTGTAGATAACCTGTAACACCAATACCCATTCTAAAGTTTTGATGTACTATATCTTCAGTTTCTTTAATAGAACAATGTAAAGCTAAACTATGCTTACAAACAATATAAGATAATCTTAAACATTTAAGAAACTCTTCATAAGACTTATAATTAGGTAGATAATGTTCCGCAAGACAACAAGTTTCATTATCTTCTAATCCTTGTTCAGCACATGGATTAAATGCAATAATATTGTTATCAGGATATTGTGTTTCACCTAATCTACCACATGACCTAGCTAGTTTTAAATTAATAAAACCATAAGGTTCACCTTGTTGATAAGTGTCCCAGAATTCACTTGGTAATTCAGATATATTATCACAAACTACTGAATTATTAGACATAGCTCTCCAATTAGGAATAGGACCTAAATCCCATCTCTTAGCTTTAAGAAATTCTAAATCATCATAATCACCAATAGCTATTTGTGCACTTCTTCTTACATTACCTGCAACTACTACACTACCTATAATATTCATTATATCTAAACAATGAATAGGTCTTATTTTTTTACCAGCATTTTCATTAAGAATTCTATTAATTTCTAGAATTCCCCAACATAAATCATCAGGACCACTAGCTACACCTCCAAATCCCTTAATTAAAGCTCCTTTAGAGCGTATTAATTGTGTGGAGAATGTAAACCCTTCACCTGAATAAAAATGTGCTTTTAAAACCTTCCCTAGAAGTTTTACCCAACCTTCTCTTGTATCAGGAATTATATAATCAGCATCTTTTGAATCAAGTCTTTCAATTTTAACTTTCTTTTTTTGTAATCTTGGGATTTGATATACATATTCTTTTTGAATATTATATCCTACGCCACAACCAAGCATTAAAAGTTCCATAGCCCATGTAAATGGTCTAATAGGATGATCTACTACACATGCAGCACAGTTTTGAAGAGAAGGTAAACCTAATTTATCAACAGTTTTAGTTCCTAATTGCCACACAAACCTTCCAGCTGGCGACCATTTTAGATTTAATCTACTATTAATATAAGTTTCCTTCTCTTCTTCTGTGAATTTAATTTTCAATTGTTTCTCACAAGCCCATAATTCTCTATTAACAGTGTCTTCAAACTCTTCTGTTCTAGAATTAGGATCATCTTCTTTTAATCTTCGGGCATAGGTTCTTTTATAAGTAATATAACCTATTTCTCCCCAGGGTATTTCTATTTTACTCAATTACTTCTTCATCTTATTCTTTTTTCAATTTTTAAATTAATATTAACTTTGTTTCTGGAAGTTTAATTTCATACATTTGAATTAATTTATCAGCTAAACTAAAATCTGCATTATTGATAGCTAATTGTATCATATCAGCATTATCATCAACAGATTTACCTTCATTAATAAATTGAATTGCTTTTTCTACTTGTTCGTAAACCCAACCCATGTATTCTTCTGAATTAAGCCAAAAATTACTTAATGACCTATGTTCACAACCTACATAGCTAGTAGCAAATCTAAATTCACCAGCTTTACCATACAATTTTCTTCTTTCTTTATCTGGGTCTAAAAATAATGAAGGAATTGTACAAAATAAATCTAATGTTCTAATTAATGTTTCAGCTAAATGCATATCTTTACCTTCTTCAAATCCTATGTGCAAGTGCCCGCCATTACATCGAAGCCTTTCATTTTCACAATAAGGTTTAGGATTTACATCTAGTTTCCAAGCATCATATGTGGATGAACATCCAAATTCTCTAGCACCAGGCATTTCAAGATATTCTGGATTAAATTCTCCAGAAGTTTCAAGAGCTATTTCTAGATTATCTGGTATATTACTTTTAATATAATCCAAAGCTAATGTATGATTCTTAATCCATTCTTGTTTATTACTTGCAGGAGGTGTATTAAACTCCAAGCTCATATTATCCACTTGCCATGTAAAACCTTTTGATAAACCTTTCATTTTTTCTGGTTTATTCTTTGTTCCGTTAATTAACCCAATGGCTGGAAATAAATCACCTGTGTCTTTTCTCCTTAAAAATAATTCAGGGTCACTCCCTAATTTAAATTCTTTAATTTTCATTTGTTAAAATTTTTTTATAATAACTTCTTGATACTGTTACAATACCATTTGATAATGTTTTTCCTACAATATACATTCTTGAACTATCTTGATACCATTTATCAAATTTTATAAGTAATGGTTGATATATAGTTGTTACATTCATTAATATATCACCTTCTTTTAAATCATCTGAATCACTTATAGATAGTTTTAAACCAAATATATAATTTAAACAATTAATATTCATTATGGTTATATTAGTATTATAACCATTTGTATACATAGATACGTTTGACCACATCTTATATATAATATCTACATCACTTTTATAATCACCTGTAAGTATCAATTTTAAATAAGTGAACATCATAGTATAACAACTTTTAGGCATTAACTTATTATGATTATTATCATAAGCAATATTTATACTAAATTCATTAAGAGGATTGAAAATAGTTCTATTTGTATTAATAACAGTTGAAAATAAATTAAACGTAAAATCTCTTATTAAAAAATCATCATAATAATGTGCTAATATTATAGATTCTTCTACACTATAATTGGTTTTTTCCCTAATATCAAATATTCTATAAATCAAATTGTTATTTTCATTATACCATAAATATCTAAGTAAAATTAGATTTATATACAATTGTCCTATACCATCAAATGCTGAATAATGTAAATCAATTATGTGATGTTCATCAGTAATAGTATAAGAAGCTTTCATATTTAATGAAAAAGTCTTTTTTAATAAATCAATCCATTTATTACAAACTTCTTTAGGATATACTGTTTCAATACTTCTAGAACTCTTTAATAATTGAACACTATCTATTTTTAGTGATTTTTTCTTTAGAATTTCTAAACATTTTTGATTTAGCAATGTCTCTTCTGTTCCATCTCTGTACTTAATTTTAACAATATCAACTCTTTCATCATTGTGATATTTCAAATTTACCATTAATCTTCAATTTTTAGTAGTTCTCTAACTAATGTATCTGTAATTTTATCATATCCTAGTTCCTCTGGATGAAACTGAACCCCTGCAATTGGTAATTCTCTATGTTTTACCACTTCTACATAGAATCCATCTTCATCAAGATATAATGGTTGTAAATCCTCTCCTAATTCATATTGAGATACTGCTTGATGATGTAAACTATTCACTTTAAAATATTTATCTTCCTTACCTCTTTTAGTTCTATATCCATGTGTAGCATCATAACCTAATACTGGATATACTTTATGAACTAATTCACTTCTTGAAGAAGAATAAGGATGATACATATGTTGTGTTAGTTTACTACCAAAGTAACTACATATACTTTGAAAACCTAAACATATACCAAACATAGGAATACCAGCTTCTATATACTGAGGTAGGTTTTGTTCATAGAAATAGTTCTTATAAACATCTATATTACCCGTAAAGAATCCTGGTACTTCACCATATTTATTAGGATTTAAATCCATTCCACCTGGTATAACTAATAAATCAGCTTCTACTATTCCTTTTCTTGGTGTAATTATTTCCACTTGTCCATAATTACTAAAGAAATCTAAATATGGTTTGGTGACTCCCCATGAGGAATCACCTGTAGACCAACCAGGTATAATTATTTTTTTTGACATATTATTTGCTTAAAATTGTTTTATAATAACTTGTTAAATTTCCATATTCATCCTTCAAATTTTCATGATTCATTTTATTATATTCCATTCTCCATACTCTTTTATGAACTCCTCCACAAAATAGACCTTTAAAATAGTCTGGACTATATAACCAAGCTATAACTGTGCTAAGATGAATATTAGGATAATAATATCTACAAATCATAAATATATCACCTAAACTTCTTCTACGTCCTCTAGTAGTTTGAATAGTATTATTTTCTGAATATACAGTATCAAACTCATCATTTCTTTGAAAGAATTGTTTTTTAAATTCTTCAAAAGTTTCAGATTTTTTTCTAACAAATACAGCAAATTTTAAAGTTTTTCCATTGAAATCTTTAATAATTCTTTGTTGTAATTCTTCAAATTCTGAACTATTTTTTAATGTTGGTGCAATTAATACTACTTTAGTACAATTAGGCATTAATATAGTATTAGCTGCATTATTTGTAAATAAAGTAAATTGAACAGTAGTATTTTCTGCACCACCAACTATTCGCATAGAAATAATCTCTTTATTTCCTTGTGGTGTAACAACACTATCTCCAACACTAAAAGTAATATTTCTTAGTTTATCTAATATGCTAATAACCATTACATCTTTACCAAAGAATGAATATAGATGGAATTTATCACTATTATATTCGTAATTTCCTGTGTTTGTATTCAAAGAATAAATCTTATTTGTTTGTCTTTCTTTAAATTTTAATATTTGTAGTCTTTTCATTGTAATCTTTTTCTAATTTCTTCTAAAGTAGTTTGATTATAAAACTTACCATCTTCATAGATTACTTGAAGCAAACCTTTGTTTTCCCATTCAGGAGTACATTCTTCTTTTACCATATATTGATTTACATCTGAATTTGGTCCAGTTTTAATAACACATAATAATCCTTTTAAAGATTTTTTAGTACCATCATCTGTTACTGGGTCTTTGTAGATATTGTATGATTTAGTTCTAATACCTGGCTCTAAAGATTCAGGACTAGCCCAAAATTCTTCTTCAACTTCAAACCAAGCTCCTTTAGCCGCAAATCCAAATGTATCTCTTGTATTATATTGATAAGTAAAACTACCTACACCTAATACAATATTAGTTGATGCAAATCCTTTAGCTGCTAATCTTTCATAGATTTGTACTTGACGTTCTGGAGTAATACTATCTCCATAAATAGCTCCAATATGAGGGTCTAAGACTTTATATCCTTGTTCATTTGTAGTACCGCCAAAGATATCCCAAAGAAGTTCTATTACACCTTTTCTTTCTGGTTCATTTATTTTTGGAGGTTTAACAGGATCTAATATTCCTATCCTTCCACCATTAATTAAATCGGAAAAAGGTCTACTAGTAGAAATAGATTGATACCATGTATCTTCCCCATATTCTCTAATAAAATCTTTTACACCTTCAATTTGATAAAATTTATCTTCCCATTCAATAATATCCCCTTCGTGTTCTTCACAATAGTATAGAAAATCATAAAGTTCTGCTTTATTTGGAAATCTATGAATATTATCACTTTTACCGCATATAATATCAACAGGATCACCACTATCAGGTCTAATTACTAACTTACCATCTCTAGCCATAATAGCATCTTTATTAGCTGGTAAATATTCAGTAATTAGCTTCCATAAGTCAAATGTATCTGATACAATAGATAATATACCTTTAGGAAATATCTTCAACCAATCAGCAATCATTTGTTGTTCACCTAGTGAACGCTTTTCTTGTTCTGTCAATTGTCTAATTCTTGTTTTCATAATTACTAATTATTTTATTTAGTTCATTGCTGTTTTCACCAAAAATCTTAGAAATTTCAGTTTTAAACATAAGATAATCATTATTATCTTTTAAATCATATTCAAAAGTTGTATCAAAATCATCTTGAAACATTGAATAAGAGGACATACCATAATCCGTAGCATCTCCTTTTGTTATTTTTCCTATATTTGAAGAAAAATCAACAAATAAACAATAAGAATCAATAATATTGGGTCTTAATTTACCCAAACCTAAAAATCCTCTTGTATAAGATACAGGTATTTCTTTGTAACTATTAAATGTTGTGTTTTGATCTATTCCATTAATTTTCATAACTAAAAATATTTTATTGGTTTCCAAGAATTAGTTTGTTCATCAAATACTTCTTCTACTTGTGAATACTTTTCAGCTTCTGCAAATATTTTGGTGCATGAACAACTGTGTTCCGAAGCATTTACAGAATAAACAGGCATTTCATCCTTTTTAACACCATAAAAATATCTTGCTGCAGGAATAACTGGTAATGTATCAGAACCTTTAAATGATGTAGCATGTCCTAAACCAATTAAATATTGACTCATAGGGTCTAATCCTCTAGCAGAGAAATCATGACACATAAAGTCTACTAACCACATATTCTTTTCATCAGTTCTTTTAACCCATTCTT